CCAGCTCGTCCATTTTCTTTTTCCAGTAATTAGACACCGCATTCGCCCCACTTTAATATTGAACACCTCTAGGAGTAAAGGTCTGCCTTAATTTTGCCGCTTCTTCCTTTGTGATTGCTCCCTCTCTAAGCGCAATGGCGATTTCATTTGATACCTTGTCCTTAGATGCACCGGAAGCAATCAGGTTATTTAAGTATTCTTCCGCACTAACACTATTGGTGACTGGTTCAGTGGATGTTTTATTTACTTTTCCACTGGCTACATTTTTTGCGGCACTTGTGGCTGCCTTTGTTGCCTTTTTGACAGCAGAACGTACCTTTGCCGCTGCTGATGCGGCAGCTTTGGCCGCTACATCCTGTTGCTTCTGATAATTAAACTTAGCTTGTGCAAGTTGCAATTCCTGCTGTTGCAGTGCGTATGCTCTGTCTGCCTGACGGACTTCCTCTTTAAGTGCGTTTTCGTGATTGATCTGTGCGAGAACATCCTGATACCGTGCGTAATAGGTGTTATTCGCTTCTGTTTTCTTATCAGCCATTTCCAAAAGAAGCTGATTCTTGTACTGGAATCCTTGCAAGGACAATGCAAGCTGTTCCTTGTAAGCATTGAAATGGATCTCTGCTAATACAGAGCTGTTTTGTAACTGCGCTTCCCGGATGCCGTTGTCAAAGTTAATATTTGCTTGTGCCATCAGCTCTCTTGCTGCGGTCACTCGGTTTTGGTATGTATTCCACATACTAACCTGTGAGCTTTCACTAAAGCCGGTATTTGTCATACCGTTAGCGGCCATCTGTTCGGCATTTACACCGTATGGATTGCTCTGCTTTTGCCAGTCACCATAAGCACCGGACTGCTCTTTGATGTAGTCCTTTTTCGCCTGTTCTCGTTGCTGTTCGATTTTATCAATGGCAAAATCCGTCTGCTCTTGCTGTAACTGAGATTGCTTTTCTTCCCACTGCTTAGATGCTTCAATCTGCTTATCATAATAAGCATCAGACTGCGAAATCATATCGCCATAGGTTTTATCAATCTCGTTTATTGCATCTTTTTTGTCGGCTTCTACATCCTTAAACCGCTGATCTTCGTAATTGATATCGTAATTGGTTGCCACTCATATCACCTCTTTACATACGCACCGATGAAACACTCCAATGTAACGGTTTCTAAACTAAACCTGGTCTTGGAGTAGAATTTTAATTGCAAGTCCTTGAACTTCTTGCGCTTAATTCTGCTCACAAAGTAATCTGTCACATTTTCGTATGTACCGATTAACTCAAAATCCGTATTTTCCGTTTTGGCATACACAGAAATATCGCCTGTTGCTTCTGCCACACAACCCTTTTTATTGGTCGTCTTTCTCATATGCGGATGCTTAAATTTATCTTTCGGGGTAGTCCAATAGCTTTCTACATCTGCCGTTAAATCCGTCAGTGTATAGATGCCATTGTCAGTACCCAAATAAAGAATCCCATTGTGTACCTTAGAAGCTGTTACCTTTACTCCCAAGTCCCAATAAAACCACTCATATTCCGTGTGACCTTCGTTTGCAAAGGAAGCACGGGAGTCAGCCAAATAAGCCTTGTCACCAATGAAGATAAATAAATAACCCTCATATTCTTCCAGGATCATATCTTTGTAATCCGGCTCGGCAATCATCTTTCTGTCAACTAAGGAACTTCTGTGTGCTGCCACCTGTTCGGTAGTAACATCACCGCTAATACCTTCCATTCCTCTTGCGCTGAAAAAGCAAATATCATCGTTGAAATTGATAGCTTTGCCAACACAGCCTATCGCAACACTGGAGTGTACAGAGGGATAGATTTTGCCGTACTGATCGTCAATAGCCGGAGTATGGTAAAACACATTCGTATTGGCATCAGAAGGCTCACGGAACACCCACAGGGCATTATTGCCGGCTACGAGACCTTTTACCGCAGCTTCATCCATACCCTCTCTGTAATAGTCCAGGTCACTACAATAAGAAGGGTTATTCAAGCTGCAATGCCACACAACATTGGGATAGTCAGGATTGCCACTAAAAAACACCCTGTTATCAAATACTTGTAACAGAGTGCATTTAAGAATGTTATCTGCGTATTTAGGCACTCTCTTTGAAAATGTAATCTTTACATTGTCCTGTCCGTCCGTCTTGGGAGCAGAAGGTGCTTGTTCAAAAGAGATAGAGATAACGCCTTTTTCATAATCAACAGAAATGTTATCGTCGTAAATATCAAGAGCAACACCGTCTACCTCTATATCCGGATCATAGTCTTCATCGATGTTCTGCGCATCGAGGTGAAAATCAAAACTTGAACCGTCTGCAAGAAAAGTATTTGTCCGCAAGGAAGTGAGCATATTTACATCTTCGTGTGTCGTGCCACCGCTCGATGTGGTAGGTACATAGCCTACTACCGCTTTGATCGTAGTGCCGTCATACTGCAAGTAATGTTTGCCGTCTTTGAAATACCAAACATCCTCATAGATAAAACTTTGGCTTGCTCTTTCGTTAAGGCCGCTATAAAGCACCTCATCACCCTTGTACAAAGAACTGCCGCTATGGACTAACATCATGCCCTTGTAGAAGAAAATGCCGTATACGGGAGCCTGGAACTGCGTGTGCGGATATAAACCCGGTCTTGTCCGTATGCTCTCTGTTTCTTTGTAGTCCTTCCATACATTCAAGCTATCAGGACTTCTTATAAGGTTTATTTCTTCACCACGGAAATCAACGCCACGGAAATTGCTATAAATTCGTGTAATCAATTCGCCTGTAGAATCGCTCATTTAATCACTTCCTTTACCAGTAAAGGGTAATCTTCTTCTTATTTCCGGCTAACTTAAGTTTCTGCGGATCGCCAGCCTGTGCCGGCAGCAACATCTTTTGCAGCGCATAATCTCCATACTGTAACCAAGGCACAGAGGAAACCACCACAAAAGGCTTGAACGATACTTTATTGTTATGGACATCTACACATAGCTTCAGGGGTTTTGTCATTGCTCCCTTGTGTGTATGACCTACAATAAGGGCATCTATGCCGTCAATAACATAGCCGAATCGCTCATTTCTATTTACTGCAGCTCCGGTAAAAATACCACCGCCGGCGCCGTGCGTAACTGCTATACAGTAGGTGGGATTGTAGTGTCTATTATCTTTCTTGTTGCCAATGTTTATCTTGACAAATGCCGCGCTTTCCCGGTAAATGTCCTCTAAGTCCAGCTTGCACATAATGTCAGCCATCGGATCATCGTCTGCATCCTTTTGACTGCGCCTTTCGTGGTTGCCACTAACGGCACAAAGAATACGCCCTTCTCTTGCTAACGGCTTTAGCAATTCTGCCATTTTCCGCTTCTGTGCAGAGGGGCGCATTGTTTCCTTGAATATATTGGACACACTGCTTCTTGTGGCATTGTTAATCAAATCGCCACCAAGAGTAACATATGTATTCGGCTGACTAACTACATCCTTACAGAATTGCTCCCATTCGTCCGTCATATGCTCCAATGCTCCCAGGTGAACATCAGACACCGGGATAATGGTCATATCGTGGACTTTGGGAAACTCCCATACAATCATATCGAAATCGTTTTTAATATACTTACCCCACCGTCAATATAGATACTACCCATTTGGTAACGGGGATCTAATCTCTGTAACATAGATTCATAACGAGTAGAATAAATAGTGCCGTATTCCGTAGACACATCGCTTTTCAGTAAGTCACCGGCAATACCATAGGGCATAACCTCTAGCGCATCAGCACTCAATTCAAATTCGTAGGAGTCATTTGTTTTCTCGGTAATTCTTTCAGGGTATACATAAACCTCAATTTCAGCAGTGCCACTCTCCAAAATCTTTAGGACTGTGCCTTCTGCTTTTGGCTCATAGCGAACACCGCTTACAAGTTTGATCTGATATACTTCATAGCCACATTCTTTTTCAATGTCGGCAAATTCAATTAAATCTCCCTCTGTTACCGCCATTGGTACATACTTAGGGATTTTCTTCAATCTTGCCAATTCATAGAGAATTTGGTTTGTTACATCGTTAAACTTGGTAGAAATATCAGGATCATCAGTTAAAAGAGGGTTTTCCGGACTTAATTCTTCAATAAGTCCTAATACTTTCTTTTTCATTTCCTTTAGAGTCATTTAATCACCCCATATCATAGAAAAGCACCACCCCGTAGGATGGTGCTTTGTTGTTACATTACTTCGTGATCGTTGTCGGTGTCGCCACAGATTTCTGCATTTTCGGGCAAGTCTTCCTCTGTTACCTCACCCCATGCGGAAACATCCGCATTTGCAGGAAGTACAACAGTCTTACCATAAGTTTCCCCATTTGTTAAGTACATTCCCTCATCTGCTGTGAGGATGATCTGTGTGATTGTTTTGGTTGTCATAGCACCCTCCTTAATATACAAGTGTCCAGTTCTTTGCGGTGATAGCTGCTTTTTGCTCATCGGTAAGTGCCGCACCAACATCTGCGTGGAGTGTCAGTGTTTTTGCCGTCTGTCCGGTCAAGTCCTTTAGTGCGTTAATAATGGTTTGCACAGATGCGTTGGAAAGTACATTGCATCTTGAAAAATCGATATTTGCGGCAATTACACTATCTGCTGTAAAGTTCAAGGTTTCCAATGCTCGGCAATTATGAAACCAAGCTGTAAATGCTGGCACTTTTTCTGTAACCTTTAACGAGGGTATTGTTTGCAGATTTGCACAATAAGCGAAAAGACTTGTGTTGCTTGTATCTGCTGAATCAATCGTGATAGGCACTATTGTATTCGTCAGGCTCGATTGTGCGAACATAAATCCGCACTGAAAAGTCTCAACAATTGGGCGAGGAGGGTTGAAATATTCGTCTGTCCATCCTTTACCGGCAAATGCGTAGCTATAACCATTTTCCTCTAGGTTTGCTTGGTAAGCATCCATAAAATCTACAACGCCTTGCGCCTTGCCTTCGTAATAACCGGCATCTTCACCTTCCACAAAAACTCTCTTGATATGCTTTGTCATATCATCAGGTGTTAGTGTATCGGTTGTGCCATCATAGAGGCGGATCTCATTTGCAATATCACGAAGGGTTGTTTCATCAATTACATACTTTGCCATTAGAAACTAGCCCCCTCTGCGCTGGGTAATGCTGCAAGTACAGATTGCACGATTTCTTCCTTATCGGCATCGGTTAGGACATAATCTTTACCGCTAATGTTCCCCTCGAAATTGAGCGCATTTACTGCGGATGCATACCATATATCGCCATTTTTGTAATAGCCATCATTAGTAGATTCAGTGATTAAGTACCAATCTCCTGGAACAAGTTTATTTGTGGAAGCAAGGATGTCTACCTCATCTCCGCGCAAGGCGTGGATACTTGCGCCGTCTTCGCCCTTTTCGCCTTTAAGGGATGCCAGCCATTCATCAACCGTGCCCTCATAGCCATTGCCTAATGCAATCTCATAAGCACTGTATCCTCTCAATTCAACTAAACGATTGATTTTTCCGCTTACTGTCTTGCCTTCTATTGACCCTCTTAAACTCATAGTTCCACCTCATTGTCCGCGCCTTCCGGATACAACCTAAACACCTTTGGTCCGTTTTCGTCATACCCAATCAGTGTTTGTGGGTTGGTCTCCGGATTTAATTCAACCTCATACCAGTGGTCTTTTGGCTTGCTGATTACTTCACCGACCTTGGTATCTTCTCCCGATAAGAAGATTTGTACCTGATCCGTTTCCTCAAAAACCGGAAAATCTCTCTGTAAAACAACCTTTTCACAGGCCTTTTTCTCAAACACCCTGATTCTCAGCACATCACCTGGCTGAAAATTGTATGGTGCGCCATCTTCCTCTGCAATTACATTGAAGAAAACAATATCTCCCCTTGTTGCATAGATGGATAAATCGTTATTCAGCGTAAACATTAGATCACCCCAAATTATCAGAAAATTAGGGGAGCAATGCGCCCCCCTTTTTTATGTCCGGCTATCTGCCGTAGATTCCCCGTACTTGGGGCATATATATCTACCCTTATGGGTTAATATCCGTATTGTCTTTGTAAATGTCTTTAATTTCCTTGATTTCTGCTTCAAGGTCTTTCAGCTTGTACATAGGAACATTGGGTACAATGTAGCCTTGCAATTCGCTCCAAATGATAATAGTTCCTTCCGGAAGTTTCTCTGTTTGGACACTATGCAATTCATTTTCGATATTGCCCTGTGTCCACTTTCTGTTGATTTCTGTAGTAAGCACACAGTTCTTCAAGGTCTGATGGATTTCGCCGTTCTCGGTCTGTTCATCAAACTCCATGTCCTTCGTCACCGTCCTTCCGTAGTATTGGGAAAGGCTCGGCTTTACTGTAAATAGTTCGTTATTCATAATTTACTCCTTTGAAAAAAGAGGGGCATTTCGCCCCTCTTTCTTTGTGATGTCGTTATGATTACATTGCGGTTTTCATAACGTAAATCTCTTTCGGGCGAACGATCTTTGCGCCAAAGACGTACAGACCCTTGACGGCATCCGTGAATGCGTCCTCGGGACGGTACTTCTCAACCTTGTCGATCTGCTCTGCGAAAGCGATAGCCTTGTCGGTACGAAGCATGTTGTAGTACACGTCGTCTGCGGTGCTACCGCTTGCCTTCTTGCCCGTAGGAAGGCAGTTCTCGATGCAAACGTATGCGTTGTTGATCTTGCCAACCGCACCCTTCTTCAGAATCTCAGGGTTGTTGGTGGACAGCTCGGTCAGCTGCTGACGGTAGGTGGTGAACACCTTAGGAGCAACTTCCAGATAGAAGGTGTCGGACACCTTGCAGTCGTTGGCGTACAGAGTAGCAAAGCCTTCCTCAACGGAAGCCATAGCATTGGCGGTGGTCAGCGTGATAACGGAGCTCGATACCGAAACGGAGGGAGTAGTTGCCTCTACGTCGTTCTTAACAACCGTGGCAACGTACTTGTCGCCTTCCAGTGCCAGACCCTTGCCGGCCTCGTCAGTCAGTGCTTCCATCAGACCGGGAACGGACTGTGCCTTGACGATATCCTCAACCTCGAAGTTGAAGTATCTGTACTGGTTCAGCTGCAACAGCTGGGAGCTGTCGGCAGCGGACTCACGCACCAGAGCAGTACCGGGAACATAGGTACGGATGGTGGGACGATTCACAGACAGAATCTTGACTTCCTTGGCATTCTTGGACTCTTTCTCATACTGGAAGTTACAGTGGTTACGCAGAGAAGTGATCTTCTCCAGGGAGCGCAGAATGGACTTACTCCAAATAGTCTGCTGAAAATTGGTTACAGTGTTGGCTACTGCCATAATAATTCATCCTTTCTTTAGGATGGGAAGTTATCTGCCAGTCATAGAACGCCGTACTGCTTCCCACACCTTCGGATCGTCAAGGTCTTCTTCCGTCAACCTCTCAATCTCTTCCGGGGTGTAGTAGTCTTTTACACCTGTGTTCCGGCCTTGCTTCATACTTCCCATTGGTTTAATGTCTTTCTTGGGTTGTGTCTTACGGTAGATATCAAAGATATCCTTAATGGGAATGTCGGAATTAAACTTACTGGCAAAGCTCTTAAACTCTGCACTGTTATATACATCCTCGGTAACGCCGATGCTGGACAATTCTCTGCTCCGTTCCTCGTTCTGCCGATATTCGGCAAGGGTCTTAAAAACGGCTCTCTCCCGGGCTGTCATACCCTCATAGCCAAGCTCTGTCAGGCGGTCAACTTCCTCAACAACCTCGTCAAAGCCACCACGGATAATTTCGTCTGCTTCAGCTCTAGCAAGTACCTCAATGTCAGCTGCCGTGTAATCAATTTTTGCAGGCATCTTGATACCCTTTTTCTCATAAAAACCTCGGAATGTATCTGTCATTTCCTCAACATTCTCTTTGCCTGTGCCAGCTTTCAGCACTCCTTCAAGTTCGCCGTACTTACGGTCATACTCTTTCCGGATTCGTGCTTCCTTCCGGGCAACACGCTTGCCTACGATTTCATTTACCTCATCCTGGGTAAACATCTTAGGCTGTTCTGCAACTTCTTCTGTGGGCTGCTCCACGTTTTCAGTTACCTCTTCGGCAACAAAGTTCTCGTTGTTTTCCATAACGATTTCCTTTCCTATTTTTTAATCGTGGTTTGTTTCCACAAATTCCATAGCTTTTAACGTCTTCAATGTTTGGACAATAAAAAAGCACCCTTTATGGATGCTTAATTACTCTTCATCGGTCTGTTCTTCCGCTTCTGCGGTTTCTTCATCCAGTTCTTCTTCCTGTTCGGCATACTCAGCTTCTTCCGCTGCCATCTGCTCTTCCAACATAAGCTGCATCTGTGCATTGGCTATCTGGTCTGCCTGTCTGTCTGGATCGTCCATAAGGAATTGCTGTGCTCTCTGCTGCATTGCCTGAGCTTCAGCCTGAATTAAAGCAATTCTTCTCTGCTCTTCCTTGATATGGTCGATAGCATCCAGTATCTTCTGCTTGGGTGCAACACTATCATCATCCAGTACTTCAGCATAGGTAGCCAACTCACTCACTCTCTGCGCACTGAAAAAGCCTTGTATCAGCAAGTTCTCAATGGTCTGCTCTTGGGCGAATTTGTCATATACGCCCTTGGGAGTTACATCAATCTTGACTGTTGCCTGTAATTGCTCCAATGCAGTCTGCGGAATATTGACTACCTGGTAGCTTTCTTCGCCGTTTTCGTCAGTAATCTTTTCTTCCATATCAATGCCGTTTTCTGCGTGGACGATAAGATACTCAAGGTCAATTCTTGCAATGTCCTCAATGAAGTTCTTGTAGGACTCCTTCTGCTCGGTCATAGGAGCTTGGGAAGCCTGTTGTACTGCCAGGATAGCTCTACCGGAAGCACTCTCCGGATTAACCTGTCCTGTAGCTGTATCGCCTGCGCCTGCCAAATCTCTTGTGACGTTGATTAAGTCTTCCTGTAGCTTGACTACATCCGGCGACATCTGCGCCGGGGGAATTGTACCCACAATCTTATGCACATCTTCCACAGGCTGTCCGTTAGTACGGATTGTACCGCCTACAGTGTTCAATGCTTGCGGATTGGAAATCTTGCTAACATCAACCACCTTCTGCGGATATGCCTGATACTTGACTGTAAGTACTCGTCTTACTTCGGTTCGGTTTACCTCAATCTGATTAGGAATGAGATATCTTACCTCGCCTTCACCTCTTGCACTGCCCTCTTTCTCTTCCCAGTTGAAGTGAGCAATGGGATAGAGGGAAAGTCCGGTGTCAATGTCCTCTGCAATATCTACAAACCGGGAAGCAACAGAGAAATGCACTGTGCCGTTCTTCTTGTACATCTTGTAGACAATGGTTGCCATATTGTCTACTTCCTGCTTGGCTGCATCTCCGCTTTCCTCAAAGTTCTCCGTATCACCGACAATAAACGAAGCTTTGTCCTCGCTCATACCCTCACGCAATGCCAGCTCGATTGCATTTGTAACAGGCATTCTCTTCCGGATAAGGATATACGGCTGACTTTGGATATCATCGTCATTCTCATTGCCGTAATAGATATCGTTCTTCTTTATGATCTCGTGGACTGGCTTCTGGTTCTCTTCATCCCACCAAATGTAACAGATACCCTCGTCATTGATAGCAGCATCCTTGGTAATTCTCCGCAGCTTGAAATCCATCTTGTCCTGCTCCCATACCCGGGCAATGTACCCATTGAGCAAGTCGCAGTATCTTTCAGCAGCCTTTCTAAACTCTCTGTTCTCAAAGTTCAAAGAGGAATAGACGATACCATACAGATTATCGTGGATAACAGCGCACTTGTACTTAACAATAGGCTTGATGAAGTTCTTCTGCACCGTCTCTACATCACCCAGCTTTGCACCTTCCCATTGGTTGCCGTTATAAAACCGGTAGTTTCGGTCCGTGTCTACATAGATACCTTTCAACCGGTGATAGTTCTGTCCCTTTTCATACAGTTGCCAAATATATGTTTCTATGAGTTCTTCAAAGTTCACCTTACTTCACCTCTCTTTGTCCTGCGCTTGTGCCGTCATAGGTTTCAATGTTTCGCATAATGGTTTCAATTCTCTCTGCTTCGGCTTCTGCTTTGCTCTTTGCTCTATGCTCTCTCACAGCCTCTACAGGGTTCAGAGAGGGCAGCTTAATTTCCTTGTCTTTAGCTACTGTCTGTCCTACTTTCGCCCCAATGACAAAGCACAGAAGGTTTGTAATGCCCATTACGGCTAATAACAATGCTTCCATGTCAATTCCCCTTATACAATCGTCATACTTTCGCCCCAATCATACTGGCGTTGTATCTCTCTTTCGATGTTAAACCCATAACGAGGATTGACCTCTATAGGCTCATTCACGAATACCACCTGATCTCTTATGTGGTGTGCTATCGCTAGACCCATCATCATATCATCATGACCGCCCTGTGGAGCTTCTATACGCCCTTTTTCGTTCCGGACAATAGTTAGTAATTCCTCAAGTGTTTCCTTGTCGCTTATCGTGTCGCAATGCTCTCTAACTATCTCTACCAGCTTTGATATGATAGTCGGTCTTGTGAGAGAAGTAGTCTTGAAGCCAAACCGCTTCTCAGTCTTTCCTGTATAGGTGTCCTGCGCTTCTCTTGCGTATTGCTTCGGATAGCCTAGTCTTTGCAGCTCCATTATTGGGTAGCTGTCAAAGTTCGCTTCTATGCCTATGAGAGCATCTTTGTAATACTTGCCTAGACAGTACATCTGCCTTGTGTATTGGTCTGCATCGAATTGGTGTCTTAATATCGCTACTTGCTTTCCGGTCTTGGCATCCAGTATGTGTCCGGTAAAGTAGTCGCTACCTTCTCCTGCTGTATCACCGCCGATACAGTACTCAGTCATTGCCGGCACATTGGGTACTTGGTATATCTTGATATAGCCGTTCTTGTCATTCACCCACCGGATATTGCTTATCTTTAGTCCGTCATAGTCATAAATGAAATAGCCGGTCTTAATAGGCTTTGGCAGCTTGGCTAATCTCTCAAGTATGATTGCAGTATCAAAGACATTCTTACCGGATAAAAGAAATGCTTCGTGTGGTGTGCAAGGGTATTCTTGCTTTATCAGGTCTTTGTCCAGGTACTTTTCATACTTATTCCAGTACCAAAAAAGCTGCTCCGGTGTCAGGTGTTTATCATCCTTCAGCCAGCGCAGCCTATCCCATATCCATCCCTTTTTGGTTTCTACTTGGTGCAAGAAATCCTGCATCATACCTTCATTGCGGAATGGTATGCTATATTCTTTTGTTCTCCACCACTCATAGAAGCAGTTTATGTGTACGCCACTGTCCCACATCTTTTGATAGTCATTGTAGCCATTGGCGGTACTCTCATATATCTTGATACAGTTCTTTGTAAATGCTTCACCTAATGCACCCTGAATAGGTGATATGCCATCCTTCCAGAAGGCACACTCAGAGCCGTGAAAGAAGTTTACTGTCCTAGACCGTCCCACATTCTTTGTTGCTGTATCTACTGCCCAGGAAGAGTTAATTTTCTCAAACAGTAATTGTCTTCTGTTGTTAAACTTCTCTGTAGGCTTCAGGACATCCGGAAGCTGACTATGCGGAAACTTTGCTTTGTTCTGAAAGATTGCTTCGCTGTTGTCGCTGCTGTCTGCCAGGGTAAAGCCTTGGAAGTTCCTATTCAGAATACTACAAGCCAGCTGATATGCCGTTACAAGGGTTGTGAAGCCTTGCTGCCGCCCTTTTAAGACTAACAGGGATATATCAGTTATCTTTCCTTCGTTATAGTCCTCAATAGCCTTGTTTAGTGTGTCAATGAAACTATGCTGCACATCATTCAGGAAGAAAGGCATTGTCTTTTGGTTCTTGTCTACCACGATAAAAACCAATTCAATCAGCTTTTCCGGGTATCTCTTAACCTCTGCCAGTAAATCAGCATTTACCATCAATTCATTGGCTATGGCCTGTCTTAGCTTCTTATCGTGTTCAATGCTCTGTAATTCATTCCACTTTTCTTTCCTCTTTTGGATCAGGAAGTCTGCTGTGTATGCCATTAGATTAAATCCTCTAGCTTTGCAATATTCAAGTTGCCTTCAACCTTTGTCACATACTCGCCTTGCATCTTATTCATAATATCGGCAGCTTTCAGTTTATCTGTTGTGCTTTCTTCCTCACTATTGATAAGCTCTGTCAGCCACTCTAGCCGTTCCTGTGCGGACATTATGCTAGGCTTAGCAAGTTGCTCCCTTAGTTCTTTTATCCTTAGTGCGACCTTAGCATCGTTTACTAGCTTACTTGCATTTACATATACAGAATTGTCGCTCATATTCTTACAACTATAGGCAGAGCGATATGCTTCTGCTTGGTTCATTCCTTGTATGATATTCTGTACAAACTTTTCTTGCTTTTCAGTAAGCATATTCTCTCACCCCTTTTCTTTTGTTCCCCAGTCCCACTCTCCGGCTTATCCTATACCGGAGACCATACAAAAAGAGGCCCGGGATAGCTCCCAAGCCCCTCACAATATTTACACGGTATCATTTTAGCATACTTTTTTGGCTCTGGGGTATCAACTTTTAAAGCCATAACATTTTCCAACCAGACGAACAAACTCACCGTGCCAACGTTTCGCAGTCACTTCCGATATATGTAGTTGTGGAGCAACAGATTTTGCGGTAGCAGGCTTATCCAACCAATACATCATCGTTATTAGCTTTAGCTTGGATATACCGTCTGGTCTTAATGATATTGTTTCTACTGCTTTTGTAACAGCGTCGTATACCTTTTGGTCATCCTCTGGTAACTGTTTCAACGCCAACGTCTCTACAGTTCGGCTTGTACCAGAGCCTCTTGGCAAACCTGATATATCCGCTGTTATATTTTGTTCTTGGAGCAAATTCAAGTCATAGCGCAAACTCGGGTAATCCCTTATCATACGCCGTGCAAATCCCCACCACCTGCTTCTAGGCTTACTCGTTGTTCTCACCTCCAACCATAATTATCCTGCGCTTCAATCCGTCTTTGCTATCCAGCAAAACAGCCCTATTGTCGATAAAGCACTCAGTACTGCTAACAACACACCAGCCCACCAGGTTTCCGGTAACGCTAGCAACACCCAGGCAACGGAATATGTAATCAAAAAGCCTAATGATGTCATAAGTACCAGGCAACTAATTTTCAAGCCTGTTATGATTTTGTCTTTCATTGTCATTCCTCGCTATTTCCTTGCTTGCAGCAAATAAGGCACAGACAAAAAAGCCAAACATAGCAGACAGGGGAACAATCCAAAGTAAATGTAATGGGTTCATAGTTATTCTCCTTTCGGCGGTTGGGGCAGGGGCATCCAGTGTGTAGGCTTTCTCGTTTTGAAGCAATTTGGCATATCAATCCACACATTATCTTCCCAGTACAAAATCATACGCCTGTATGACTTGCAATCACTAACAGAAGAAAAGCACACCTCACACAAATAGTATCCATTTTCATCCGGCAACCTATCCTTGACCGAAATCCACTCCTGCACCGTTACGCCGTTGGCAATAAGGTGGTCTGCAAACAATCTCGCTTGGCAAGACCTATCTGTCGTTCGCTCATCTTCGTTATATTCCTTGCACCTCCTGTCACCACGCACACAAATAGTGGAATAGCATTTTTCAAAAGATGCAAGCAACAGCTCAATCAGCTTTTCTCTTGTGTTAGGCATTGTCAATCACCTCCTGCATACAGATATAAGCAAATCAACGGCAAACCCAATCGCCCACGGAAGAAACAGCCATCCCGGTGCTTCTATGGCACACATAAGAAAAATTGCGAAAAACCAAATCATTCTCCCTCTCTCCTTTCTCCGTAGGAACAGAAATCGTCTGCTTCTTTTATGGCATATAAAGCCTTTCCCCAATTCGTTCCATACCTAAGTGTGCATTTTTGGTGTTTGCAATAAAATCCCGTTTTCCCATCCATTCGTGTATAGGGTTCGGCTGATTTACAATCCTTACACCGCACCACAGGAACGACATCGGCGGCAGGGATGGCTTCTATGCCGTCTTTAATACTCCACGCCGTATAATCATCGTGCCTTTTGCATTGCTGTACGGCCGCTTCACGCTCGATATATTCAGCCATCCTCATTCCCTCCGTCCATCTTTGTACCGCAGTTGGAAAGTGCCTGTTTTGCTTCTTCAAGAGATAGGAATACTGTTTTTCCAATTTCAACAAGCATCTTCAATTCAAAAGGCTTTTGATATACCCGGTAGCAGATTGTTCCACAGGGTTTCCATTCCCAATTTCGCTCGTCAAAATTTTTCCAGTTATACTTTCTGCCCATTTGCTGTACCATTTTGCTTGCCAATACCTTTGGTGTTCTTGCTGTTTCTTTCTTATGGCAATGCTGTTTATCGTAGCATTCTGGATTTCCGCAGCGGCAATAGGTGATAACATAGACCATATCGCCCATCTTACAGGGTAAAACAACGGCATCCACGGTGGGGGTCTCGGCTATACAGTTCAGCACCTCGGCGTACACTCTTTGAGGATGACACCCTTGTTCAATCAGCGGCTTTACCCTTTTGCTGATTTTGGTAACAGTGTCCATGGCATCAACCAGCCGTTTTTTTAACATTCCGTATTTCCTCCCATTTTCGCAAAAACCACTCACGCCATATAGGGCAGTTTTTGTTTTCACAATTCTTTGGGTCTTTAACCCTTGTGCAAGTCAAGCATGGACTTTTATTTGCCATCTTCACCGTCCCCCTCTTATATCTGCGGAATAAGCACTTTAGTGCCGCAATACTCGTTCATGTGCTCGATAGCTTCCTTGTATCCTGCACCGCCCTCTGATTTAGGCTTGAAGGCAAATCTTACCTTAGCCGGTTCCGTTTCCTGCAGGCGAACAAAACGCTCTGTATCATACTGACATCCAAAGCCACAAAGGGCACATCCGGTACGCTGTGCTTTGGTGCAGCGGTAGTGACCATCTTCGCCCTTTACAATATCGCCGTAGTCGCTACATATAGGAGTGCGACGATAATCAAGTGCAAACAGAATGCCGTCTTTTGTCATTGCGCCAAACGGTTTGGACGTATAACCACCGTCAGCCATTCGGCTATTGCAACCGGTCTTGAGATAAACTGCTTCTCTTGTTTTACTTTCAGATGCTTGTTCTCCCGTCATTTTCCTGCTGTCAGTTGCAGAGTTAAGGGCCTTCTCCTTAATGTTCACACAGCACAGATCCGTAAGATCAACCTCACAAGCTACCATTGGCAACCACTTTTTAGCGACCATAAAATGTTTGCCAAATTGCTGCCGATACGACACCCAACCTGTCAATGACAATACACCCGTTTTGGAAAAACCGATATCAAATAACTCTTTAACGGCATTCTCATCTTGCCGAGCTAACCGCTTTACCGTTTCAAAGTCGCAGCCTGTTGCCTTCATATCTGCCTTTACAGTTCTGATTGCCTTACTCTGTGCTTTACTAATAAGAGGGATGCCGTTCTCTTTTACAAAGCCTGCCCAAGTTAAACAGTTTGGAGGTTTTACCTTTCCAAAGTTGATATGTACGCCATGTTTGTTTTCGACATATGGTATAAACTCTTTAATGAATTTAAGCATAGCAGTAGTTTCGTTTGTGGTATCTGCAAAGGCAACCTTTATGGGTTTCTTTGCATAAGGAGTACCACCGATCAACTCGCAGTACATATCTAGTAGTAAGGAACTGTCTTTTCCACCAGAGAAACAGATAGTAATGTCTCCCTCTGTATCTCTGATCGCCTCTAGTATTTTTGCAATCGCGATATTATACTGTCGCTCAACCGGTCGCTTCCACATTTCCACCAGATCTGCTTTTGAAAACGCATCTCGCATGTTATCTCCTTTCCATTGCCTCATTCTTGTGTGCCTTCTTTCTTTCGATAATTACCATCATCTACACTGGCGTCATTTGACAGGAGTTGCTTTATAGCCTCCAGTTCTGCTTCTCCAAGGGTACCAGAAGCACCTTTTGGTATCTCGCTACTCTTTGCGAGCTCATCCTCCCACCTTCCCTCATTCAACCAAGTTGTGGGATGTGGTATGAATTCCCCATCGTTCTTTTTCCATTGGGCAGACTGCTTCTGCTCTGCAATAGCTTTCAAAAGTATCTCTACAGGCACTTTTACCTTCTGAAAAACTTTTCGCGCTTTTTGTTTTCCAACTTTCCTGGGATAAGCTCTCCAAAATAAGTCAAAATCACACTCCGCACGCTGGCGTGCGTCTTCGGATTCTGTTTTCTGTATTCTGGATTCGGATTCCGGATTCGGATTCTGGATTCTAGCCGCAATCTGCGGCAACTCGCCGCAATCTGCCGCAGAATTGTCCTCAACGTCACAATCTTCCGGGCCAGGACACTTGGATACCTTAGTACGCACCCTCTGGTGCTCCTCCCAATTTGGGAAGTACAGGTAGGGCTTTCCGTCTACTTTGTAGAGGCCAACGCAGCCTGCACCCGCCAAATCGGCAAGGCCTTTTTCAATATCCTTATTTGTCACTCTCTCCCGAAGAGGGAATACCGTTCCTCTAATGATCTGTGGGCGAGCATCTCCACGGCCGTAATCATCAACATATGTAATCAAGTGAACCCATAAGCGAAACTGGAAATCGGTTAGCTCATTGATTTTCTCCGATCTTTGTATGCTGTCTTTTATAAGCCGATTACCCATTTTTACACCGCCTTTATGGTTACTTCCAAACGGGGTTCAGCAGAGTAGAATTTTACACAGCTTGTTTTATATACCCTGGCATCATCTTTGTATGCCACACCATTCAGTGCATCCAGGACAACCTTCAGAATATTGTCGACGTCCGGTTTCCGTGAAGGCAATATCGTTTTCTGTGCCATTCCCGTAGCCTGTGTTTTGGTAGCACCTTTCGGAATGGGAAGATATGCAATCACATCAACGCAGACAAATGATGCATCTGCGAATCTATTGCCTCCGTATTCCTTCCTGTAATATGCAATGATCTTATTTTCATAGGCCTTTGTCTCATTGTCCGTATATGCATGCCCGGTCCTAGAAAATCGGGGGCGGCCCTTGCCCCTCGGTTCGCCGGGTACTGTAAATGTTATATCCATAATCTACCTCAGAACGGCAGCTGGGCATCGTCCCCTTCAAGCAGAGGGAAGTCCTGTGCTAGTGCAGTATTCTTCGCAAAACCTGTATATCCGCCATCATCGTTCTGATCCTTTTTAGAATCTCCGAAATAAACATTGTCTGCCACAACCTCAGCGGTTCGTCGCTTGTTGCCGTCTTTATCGGTCCAATTCCTGATTTGGAGCCGGCCGGAAACCACAGCCATACGACCCTTGGCGAAATACTTGGAAACAAACTCGCCGGTCTGACGCCAAGCCACGCAGTCGATGAAGTCAGTCTCCTTCTCCTCGCTGTCCTTTCCGGAGAAGTCCCGGTCTACCGCGAGGGTAAAGGACGCGACAGCAACACCAGTGCCAGTTCTCCTTAGTTCGGGATCACGGGTCAGACGACCCATAATTGTGATGTGGTTTAGCATACTGCAGCCTCCTTCAATCGGTAGATCGCATAATTAACGGTGTTTCCGTCCGCGTCCTTATTATCTGTAATTATTGAATAACCATCTGCTTTCAGATCAGCGATCCGGGCAGCAAGCCTATAGCACTTAAATCTACTGACCGCTTCAGCAGCTGTAATGCAACCGTGTGCCTGTAAATGTTCAAGAATTAGTTGTTTATGACTTTTCTTCATATCTTATATTCCTTTCCTATAGTAGAGTTTGGCTTCGTCCCATTCAGGGTATTTGGATTTTAGATACTCACGGAAAAATTCTCTCAGTTCCTCACGCTGGGTTGTTTGATCATATTCCCTGTGACACCGTGGGCAGAGCGTCAAGCCATTTTCAGGGATGCCCCGGCCAAGCTGGCTCCTAGAAATAAAATGAGCATTTGACCAAGCTAGTGGCGCAGGAGCTGCAGCCCCGCACCTTATGCAGCACGGCCAACCGCCTATGCTGTCTCGTTCGGAAATCGCAATCTTCGCTTTGCGATCAAAATCTCGTGCCTTTGTATCTTTACGCACCCTGTGCCTCCAGTAACAAAGCCAGTTTGTCCGGCGGTAAAGTCTCAATATCCAAAGCTCTGCAATCTTCCACCAGGTGATCTATCAGTAAAGACATCTGCCGGGTATCGTAGGTCGAAGATCCATAATAAGCTTTCATATTCCGGTAACCGTCAATCTTGGACCTTCCGATATCAATGCAAGGCCACCCTAGCCCCTGAGACTCCCAAATCTCTTTGAACTTATCCGCAGCCTCAGTCTTAATAGGGATAATTTCGTGATTCCCGGCAATATCCTGTATAGCTTGTCTGTATACCTCTTTGGGAGTAAGACGCAGAGCGTCAGAAACTTTGTTGATTAGAACCCATGCATAGGCATTTGCGTCTAAGCTCCGTTTCTGTCTGTGCTCCTTGATCTCCAGGTCATAGAGCTTGTCCTTATGATTACGGACAATCGACATTGCTTTACCCAAATCTTCCCTAGCAGGCGTGATAATCAGTTTTCCTTGTTCTAGCTTAATTTCGCGAAAAGATATTACTTCACCCATATGTACCTCCTACAATGCCAACCAAAATTTTTTGTATTCTTCCATAAGACCGTTTGTCTCTAAAAATACAAAAAATGCAGCAATAATAGGCTCAATATCCTGTGTCTCTTCTCGACGATAGGTCTCCGTCCAAACATCGGTACCATTGCTTATGAGATATACAAATTCTTCTGCCTCAGGAACAAGCCGTAAATATACAGGGTGCTGTGTGCTATCAAAATACTTACCGCGGGTGTAGCTCTTTGAAAACTTTGTATCAATGACCTTCCCGGCTTTTAGGAAATCAATACGCCCGTACAGCAAAACCTTGATACCAGAAACTTCAATTTCCGTCTTAGCCTTGTACTGATAGATACCCCCGCGGACAACCTCAGCTGCTTTACTCGCAGCTGCATACCATTTATGCTCGGTATCCTCCTCTTCACCGGAAGCAATCCGGGTTACCATATCTTCAAAAGCAAGGCCGTTTTGCATTGCTTCTGTGGTCTCTGTTGGGATACGACGAAGCACCTGCAGGAACTCAGCATAGGGATCTTTTTCCGAGGTCATATCTTCATAGGGGCTGCTCTTCATGGCATAAAGCCATGAAGAAAGCAGCGAATGTGTCATTAAGTATCGATCCATTACTTTGCCCCTTCTTTCGCCTCCGGAGCAGGGGTGTACTGCTTCAGCACCTTGTCATAGAACAAGCCCAAACTCTTAATGTGGTTGTTCCATGCCAACACAACCTCTTTTTCAGAAGTTAATGCGTGCTTGATTTTCTTAAGCTGAGGAGCTGCCGCATTCGCAGTCTCAGCATCTGTTACGCCCTTAATCAGCTGCTGGCCCGCTTCAACCGCCTTATCGTAGATCCCTTTTTGAGCATTATTTTGTGCAACTTCAGCAGCGGACTTGGCGTTATATTGTGCAAACAGCTGGGCAAGAAAATCATTGGGAGAATTGGGGCCCAATGCCGGAATCTTATAAACACCGTTTATACCCCTGGTACCCTTTGCAAAATAGCGCTCACAGTTGGAAAATCCTATGGTACGATCTTCACCGTACATCTCCACAAATCCACCAAGGTCCATAGGCTCCCATACATCTTCCTTAGTACCGCCCTCCACCTTGATCCGCAGACGGGTCTTATCATCCTCTTTCTCTTCTTTTGCGTGGAAAATAATCACGATATGTTTCTTAAGGTCATAATGACAGTAATCCATAAGCCGGTTGAACTCCCTCTTAACCACACCGTACCCAGGAAGTGATAAAGAACCGTCACGCTTGGCGTTTTTAGGGTCCTTTTTAGTTGCCCACAGTGCCATCAGAGAGATCAGTTTGCCGCCGGTGTCAAAAACAAGTGTTTCATAGTCCTTGACGGTCTCGGTCTTCAGATCATCCAAAACCTCATCGTAAGACTGTGGCTGGATATAATCGCAGCGGTACCGCGGCTCAATTCGGTCAATTCCGTGATCCACATCAATATGCAGAGGCTTAGGTGCAGAAAGAGCCAGTGTAGACTTACCAATGCCAGGATACCCAGCAATAAGAATACGGATCTTTTTATCTTCAACATTTACGCTTTCAGCTTTACGAATCATATTTATTACTCCTTATATTTCAAGATAGTGTTTGCTCTCTTCCAAATCTTCCTTACAGTCTTCACAAATCGTGCAAGGCTCTTTTTGTACAAAGAACTTGTAAAAGTGTGTGCCCGGTCTTATCGGCTTAAAGCAACAGTCGCATACAGGCCTTTGGCTGATCTCCCGGTCTGCCTGTAACTGTCTTCGCTCTTCCTGATAGACAGGGTCATAACAGTCTGGTATGCACATATTTGACAATCTCCAAATTGTTTGATATATTATCAGTGGTTATTTACCTTTGCCGCTTTCGGTCCTGCTACGACCGGAGGCGGTATTCTTATTTGTACTGCTCCTTCAACTTGCGGATGGTGGAACCTCCATAGGCATTCTTCGTCAATTTGATAAAGTTTGCAACAGTAGTCTCTCCATCCAGGGTCAGACCTCTATCCTTCACAAAAGCATTTCTGCCAGCCATACAGGAACCGGTAAGCCGATGATGCCAGTCAAACAGGTCTTGGTTGGGGTAGGGCTTGTCCTTATCTGGGTGTGCTTTGATGAATTCAGCGATACGATCCTCTTCCGGCATATCATCGAACATCTTATCTGTTAAGGCAGTCATCGCTTCACGGAGAGTATCACCGTGAGCAAACTGGTTATTGCCTTTTACAACAAAGCAAGGGGTGCGAGATAGATCTGACTGAAGAATAAATCCCTTGGCGACATTGTTATGTACGGAGGTGATGATCGTAGGTACCTGATCAATTAAATGGACAGTTTGACCATTGATCTCGGCAAGACCGCCGTCGCCGTCGCCGGAGCCGGAGCCGTCGCCGTAGCCGGAGCCGTAGCCGTCGCCGGCGCCGTAGCCG